GTCTTATGCCGAAGATAGTATTAATGGCACATTTCCTGTAGATGCAGTCATTACCAAAACTACACCAACAGCTAGTGACCACTTCGTTAGAGACAGGCTGCGTGGCGGAAAATATCTCTCAGCCAATAGAACTAACGCTGAAACCACTAACACTGCTATTTTGTTTGACGATATGACAGGTCTTAACTCAAGTGGCTGGGGTACTGACTATATTCACTGGATGTGGAGACGTGCCCCCAACTACTTTGATGTCGTTGCTTACACGGGGAACGGAACAGCAGGGCGTACTGTAAGCCATAACCTTGGCGTTGCACCTGAGATGATTTGGGTGAAAGATAGAAGCTCATCAAATGAATGGGCAGTTTACCACTCAGGAGTAGATGCATCTGCACCTGAAGATTATCGTCTTTATTTGAACTCTACTGACGCAAGAGTTGATAGTGTAAACTTCTGGAATGATACAGCACCTACTGATAGCAATTTTACTGTCGGGAATGGTTCAAGGGTAAACGCCAGCAATGACAACTACATAGCCTACCTATTCGCAAGCCTAGATGGTATCTCTAAGGTGGGGAGTTATACTGGGACAGGTACTACACAGAATGTTATTGACTGTGGCTTTACTAACGGCGCACGTTTTGTGTTAGTAAAGGCAGCATCTGATGCTGGTAACTGGGTTTTATGGGACAGTGAGCGTGGAATTGTCTCAGGTAACGATCCTTCCTTGTTGCTAAACAGTACAGCGGCAGAAGTTACTTCTACAGATCGCATAGACCCTAATCCTGTTGGTTTTGAGTTTAATCACGATGGGAGTTATGGTGATGTAAACGCATCAGGTAGAACCTACATCTTTTACGCAATAGCATAACAAGGAGAACACAACATGTATGCTAAAATAAACGGTGGAACAGTAGTTAAGTTCCCATACACATTCGGAGACTTACGTAAGGATCACCCTAATGTGTCCTTCCCTAAGAACATCACACAGAGTATTATGCAGAAGTATGGCATGGTAGGTGTACTAGAAGGGCCAAAGCCTACACTAAATGACTACCAACGTGTACAACGTAATGCCTTACCTACATTAAAAGACGGTGGCTACTGGATGATTGAGTACACAGCAGTAGACATGTTTGCTGATACTACAGATGAAGACGGTGTTACAACTACTAAAGAAGAACATGAAGCTGCATATCAAGCTACCCTAGATGCTAAAGCTTCTGAGACTAATCGTAGTACAAGAAATGACCTACTAGCTGAAACAGATTGGTGGGCCTTATCAGATCACACTATGACACAAGCACAGATAGATTATCGTCAGGCTCTACGTGACATTACTACTCACGCAGAATGGCCTAACTTATCTGACGCTGACTGGCCCACTAAACCGTAAGACATTAAGGTATAAACATTATGGCGATACAAATTCAAAAGGGCGATGAGGCTCAAATAGAAGAGAAAAACGGTAAGTTTTATCTTAAGACGATGGACGGTACGTATCTTAGTAATAATACTGTTCTTGGCTCTAGCGGTAATACAAACAAAAGAAAGTATGTCTTCTCCAGCATGGATGATGCTCTATCTTACCTTAACGCTAAAGGTTTTTACGAAGCAGGTAAGAAGCCTGTAGAGGAAGAGCAAGAAGTAGTTGATTCTGTAGAGGGAGATGAACAAGAAGTTGTAGTAGACGACTCAACTCAAAATCAAACTGAAGAAGTGTTTGAGCCTTTTGTACCTACTACTCCTAACACTACTCCTATTTTAGCTGAACCAGGTGAAGTCGTTACGTCTGACCCAGGTAAACCTAGAGTAGTTATTCAGCCTGTTACACCTCCTACATACAATCAAGACCTAAGTATGTATGATAAGTATAAGGCAGACGCTGAGACTGCTCTTAAAATAGCTACAGGTATACTTGAGTATGACCCAAGGTTTGACGTGGACGGTGATGGCAAAGTTACATCTGCTGATGCGCTAGCTGTACATAAAGGTGAGCACATGAAAGCTGTGCCTTTACCAAAAGAAGGCGCAGAAGTCGGGTATCCTGGTGGAATGGACGAGACAAAACCAGGCTTCAGTGTTCCACCTTGGCTTATAGCTCCTCCCCCAGACGCTATAGTAACACAAGCAGCAGAGAGCTTTACTAACCCTAACACAGGTGAAACTGTGATGGTCCCTACAGGCGGTTACCGACTAAATCAAGAGTACTTAGCTAAAGAGAAAGCAGCTATGGCTGGTCCAGAAGGTGTGACTCCAGGTGCTACTACTGTGATTGGTCAACCTGACTCTCAGGGTGGTACATACACAGTACCAGCTGGTGGTGCTACTGAGAGTGCTGTGCCTAAGACTTTGACTTACAAGACTAGCTACACAGGCACACAAGGTAACGTAGCTCCTGAGTTAGTCAACACAATGCCAGGTACAGGTGAGACTATCGGTAGTGGTGTCAAGGACGTTATGTATAGCAACAAGTACGGCGCTCAGATGATGATCACTGAGATGAACGGTAAGCCTATCATTGCTGTACCTCCAGGTTTTACTCGTATGGCTGCAGGTGGCTATGTACAACAGCAGGGCTACGCCGAGGGCGGTGACGTTATGGGCAAGGCTCTTCTAGCTATTGCCAAAGTGAACGGCTACACAGGCTCAGGTGACCCTCGTTCAGTTAAAGCATTTATGAGTAGTACTGAAGGGTTGAAAGCTAAGGCTCGTGCTGTAGGTGTAGCTATGGCGCGTGGCGGTGTAGTGTATGCAAATGAAGGCGTAGATAACTCAGCAGGTTCAACCGAAGAAGAAGAAGAGACAGTAGAACCTAACACATTCACTACAGACTTTGCGGAGCAGGCTCAGGATACCATCACTCAAACGATGACACCACGTCAATCTACTGTAGCTAAGATAACTCCAACTGCAGCTGATATGATCCCTGAGGATGCAGGTCAGTTGACTCCTCAAGCTAATATACAAGAGGCTGCTAAAGTTGAAGAGGTGACTCAGGCTGATGTAGCTGATAAGATTGACGCTACTACGTATAGTGCTACTACTTCCGCAACTGACGTAAAGAAAGAGACAGACGCACTCACAGCTGCAGAAGGTGAAGTTTCAGAGGAAGCTAAAGCTAAAGCTGCAACTATGACGGCAGCTGATTCTGAGCTAATGAACAGTGAAGAAATAAAAGCTCAGAAAGGCACCTCTATAGACGTAGAGGCTCCAGCAGCACGTGAGATTGAAGAAGGTGAACTTATTGATCTAGATAAAATCTCAGGTCAAGCTGAGAAAGCTGCTAAGTTTGCAGAACAAATACAGTATGCTGAAGCTACACCAAGTAAGCAAGCTACTGTAGCAGGGCAGCTAGATAATCTTATGGCTGACTTTGAGGGGGGTCAAACACCTCCTTGGGCTGCAGGAGCTATGAGGGCTGCTACAGCTACTATGGCTGCACGTGGTCTTGGTGCTTCAAGTATGGCTGGTCAAGCTATCATTCAAGCTGCTATGGAGTCTGCACTACCTATTGCACAAGCAGACGCTGCAACTAACGCACAGTTTGAAGCTCAAAATTTGTCTAACCGTCAGTCTCGTATGATGCTAGCTGCACAACAACGTGCCCAGTTTATCGGACAAGAGTTTGACCAAACCTTCCAAGCCCGTGTTATTAACGCAGGTAAAATTTCTGATGTAGCAAACATGAACTTTACTGCTGAACAGCAGATTGCTCTGGAAAACTCTCGTGCAGCTAACACGATGGAACTAGCTAACCTATCTAACTCTCAGGCTGTCGTAATGGCTAAAGCTTCTGCTCTAGCTAATATGGACATGGCTAATCTAAGTAACTTGCAACAAGCAGCAGTACAACAAGCTAATGCATTCCTACAGATGGACATGGCTAACTTAAACAATGAGCAACAAACATCTATCTTCAAGTCTCAGCAAAACATTCAAGCTTTATTTAACGATCAGGCTGCAGAGAACGCATCTCGCCAGTTTAACGCTGCAAGTCAGACTCAGACAGATCAGTTCTTTGCTAACTTAGAAACGCAAGTCAATCAGTTTAACTCTAGTCAATCTAACGCTATCGCTCAGTTTAACGTAGATAGTGTTAACGCAATGCGTCAGCATAATAGTAGTCTGCAAGAGCAACGTGATCAGTTCAACGCTAAGAATGGTCTTGTAGTAGCTCAAGCTAACGCAGCTTGGAGACAGAATATAGCTACTATTAACACAGCTGCACAGAACCAGTCTAACGCCGAGTATGCTCGTACTATGAATAACATGACATCTAAAAACATAGACGAATATTGGCAACGTGAGCGTGATATTATGAGCTACTCTTTTACTTCAGCTGAGAACTCTGCGGATCGTATTTCTAATGTTCTTATTGCTGAGATGACTGGAGAACAAAAAGCGGCATATGCAGACGCTATGGGTAAAGGTACACTTACAGCTACCTTAGCTAAAGGTGCTATGGACTACATCACAAAGGGAATCTAATAATGGCAAACGGTATTATGGATGCATCACGTAGCCGCACTAAGGCTACAACACAACAGCAGTTAGCTAACATTGACTCTACTTGGGCTGAAGTTGATGAGACTACAGGTAACCCGAACTTCATCAACACGATCTTAGAAGAAATAATTTCTACAAAAAAAGTTCCACAAAAGGTTGACGACTATAGTGATTTAGATGTAGAATACGGAGAAGATGCTGTAGCGTCACGTCCTCCTGAGTATACACCTAAGCCTCGCTTAAAAGGTGACAGCGGTACACTTAGCTTTGAGGAAAATGCTACTAAACTACAGCGTGAATCAGGCGATGGTGAGTTCAAGGATTCTGTACAACGTCTTGCTGATAAATATGACATTACTACACGTGAGGTTTACGAGATCATTGACGGTGAATCTAACTGGACTGCAAATGTAACAAACAGCCTAGGCTACAAAGGGTTGTTTCAGATTGGTGAAACTCCTGCGTCAGAGGCAGGTATAGACTATGACAATCTTGCTAGCATGAAGCCTTCTCAACAAGTTGCTGCATACGATAAATACTTGTCGCGCTGGGGGTATGATGGCTCTGTACCTCTAGCTGTGATGCAGGCAGCACCAGGCAAAGCTAAAGCCCTACAAGGTAAGCCAGACAATACAGTCGTCTTTGCTGTAAACTCAGATGAGTGGAACGCAAACCCAGGATGGCGTAAAGGTAAGAACGGGCCTATCACGCTAGGCAGTCTCAAGAACTACTATCGCTAAGCATAAGAAGGTAAATAACAGATGGCAGATATATTCGGTGCGCCTGTCCCAGGCCAATCTTTAACTGATGAACCTCGTAACTATGCTTGGGAAAGACCTCCTGAGATTGTTAACCCTGATGAGGCAGTTAAGTTTCACTTGGATGGATTAAACAAACCTGAGACACTAGACAATCTATTGATGCTCTTGCAGATGGGTATGCCTATTAAAGTTCTTACTAAGGGTATCATCACTACAGCACAGATGGAGGGTATTCACTCTGTAGACGTAGGCCTTATAGTTAGACCTGTCGTACGTGAAGAGCTTATCACTATTGCTGAGGAAGCAGGCATTGACTATGTGCTAGGCGAAGGTGAGACAGAAGAGCAGAAGCAACTCAAGCGTGACCAAGAAGTTGTTCAGCTTATCCGTAAAGAGCTAGACAAGATTAAGGGTACAGACGAGGATGACTCTGGTGCAGAGCTTATGCGTCAGTCTGCTGATATGCTAGAGGAAGGTATGTCAGAACCTGAAGGTCAAGACGAAATGATGGGCGCTGAACCAGCTATGGAAGAAGCACCTGTAGAGCAACAACAACAAGAAGAAATGCCACAGCCTGAGCAACGTGGCCTAATGGCGAGAGGTTAATACTATGGCAGCAGGATTTATGGCAGGGTTTGGCACTACGATGGCTAAGCTCATTGAGAACGACAGAGAATACTTTCGTGATCGTGCAGCTAAGCGTCAAGAGTACCTACAGACATACGGAACTCGTGCAGTAACTGATCGTCAAGACAAAGCAGCACAGAGTATGAGTGTTGTGAACTCATTGATCACAGCTGGTGTGCCAAAAGAAGACGTACGTTATGTATTAGATAAGAGTGGTATTCAAGGTCTAGCTCAGTTGAAGGCTACTATAGACTCACGTACTGACTTGACTCCAGAAGAACGTACTACCCTAGTTAAGAAAGCTTCTGACTATGTAGCTAACAACAAAGATGAAGACTTCGAGACAGTCATCAACCGTGCGTGGGGCTTGTATAAGACATCTGATAATCCAGTACAACGTGAGCGTAACATCTTCTCAGCTATGCTTGGCTTAGATGCTAACATGATGGAAGAGGATGTACTTGATGATCTGTACGTAAACGGATACTCAGGACGTGACATCTATCGCATTATGGGTACGTCTGGTCCTAAGCCAGGTGAGGCTCTTGATCTTAACTTGCCTGCTAAACGTCCCAATAGTCAGATGCTTAACTTTACAAGTACTGCTCTTATGGATCAGTTTGAGTCTTCTGTAGACGCTAAGATTGCCACTGTCAAGTCTGAGTATGCTAAGTTAGACAAGAATGACCCTAATGCTAAAAACTACCTAGACAATATAAGTAGCTTAGAAGCTTTAAAAGGACAGGGTTTTAATGGTATTGGTACGTACGCTAAAAAGTATGACCCGTCCCTATTTACTTTTGCTCAAACTTTAGAGAGTCAGACTCCTGGAGTTGTAACTCGTCACCCTTTATTAGCACCATTCTTAGTAGATTACACAGACTACTTCTCTGAAGCTGAAGATGAAGCTAAGATGGCTGCTGGCGCTGGGTCTACTGCTGCTACTACTGCACCTATAATTACTACTACTCCTCCAGGAGGTGAAGGTATAACTCTTCAGACAGGCAATGCAGTAATGGAGTTTGAGACGACTGCAGAGTTTAACACAGCTGCAGCTGCTGGTAATATTCCTGCTGGTGCTTCTGTTCAGATTGGTGGGGGCGCAGTACAAACGTTTAGCCCTCCTGAGGCTGCAGCAGCACCTAAAACTACAGACTTAGGTGATATGAGTGGTGCTCCTGGGTTCCGTGAGCGTGATGATATAAAGGAGGTTGATACCGCCTTTAAAACTACAGGCTTAGGTGACATGAGTGGTGCTCCTGGGTTCCGTGAGCGTGATGATATACCTGAAGCTGCCCCCGACATAGATGCTGCACTTGATAGACTACCTGATCACTTAGAAAAACTAGGAAGTCAAGGTATGGATGCGTGGCGTAAGTTTACCAAAGCAGTAAACGAGTATAGCTACACTATGCCATCTAGACCTCTATCCCAGCGCCAGCTAACAGATACACCGTCTAACACTTTAGGCTTTATGATAGTAGGCGCTATGGTAGACACTTTAGGTGAGGCTGCAGAAACAACAGAAGACCTAGAGACATTCACTGATGTTTTCACTAGAGCGTCAGACACTCCTGCGTATAAACAGCTAGAAGAGTTAATTCAAGAGCGCAAAAACATACCACCTAAAAAAGCTAAAAAGGTTGTAGAAAAAGTACAGGAACTCGAAGTAGATCAAGCTATGCTAGGTTATGTACAGAAGATGGACGAGATGGGAAGAACTCCATCACGAGAAGAGGTAGAAAAACTAAAGACTATCCTAGAGCAAGAGCAACTAATCGACACATCTACAGATGAACTATATCGTGGCCCTATCTCGGGTAAAACCTTAGTAGAAAAACTAGACGACATCTACAACTTCTACACTCAGGAAGAGACTGAGTATAACCCTCGTACTGTAGGCACAGTAGGCTTTCAAGACTTAGGTTTACGTAGTACTGCTGATGATGTACGCTACCCTCGTAGTGACTCTCCTGATGCACAGACTAGAACAAGAGCACCGCTAGGTGACACTCGTACTGACGCTGACCCAACTCTACCTGCAAGTATGGTAGCAGAACAGATGACTACTCGTGGTAAGAAAGCTAGACCTTCAGGCTTGATGTCTCCACCAAGTAGCGGTACTGCACCTAAGCTAGGACAAGCTGAGTTTGGTGACTTGATTGATCGTGTACACGGTTCATCTAAAGCTGCTGAAGCGTTCAACAATAAAGTATCATCAGGTAAAGTAACAGCTGCTGATGTCACACGTTTGATTAAAGCTACACGTAAACTACCTAATACTAAATCAAAGGATAAACTACTGAACTCTCTATTCGACTTACGTGACTCACTGAATAAACGATAAGGTAGAGTTATGGTTGATTATACCCAGTACTTAACACCAGTGGAGCCTGTAGAGGATGACCCTACAGACTTCACTAAATACCTTACTCCTCTGTCTTCGGACCGTCCGAACATAGAAGAGCAGACTGAAGAAGCTATTCCTACACTTGAAGGCCCAGCGCCTGAAGGTGTACGTGACCTGACTGACGATAATGTGTTCGCTAAGATTAGTCCTTACATGTCTCGTCGCTTTGGTATGACTGAAGACAAGCACAGCCGTCAAGAGATTGTCGATGCGTATGTTAACACTATGCGTAAGTTTAACTTTGGTCAGTCTGTCGTTACAGTCAGTGAACTGGCTTACCTCAACAGCTTAGACGATGTAGGTAAAGCTGAAGCAGCTGCAGCGTACAATACGTTTGACTCTATGAAGGGAGCCTTTGCTGAGGGTACGTCTGGCATGGAGAAGCTAGACGCTGTATACGACTACGGTAGAGCCTTGATCGTTGACCCAGTTAACGTTGTGTCTCTAGGTGTAGGTAAATTGGTTACTGGAGGCGGTAGTAAGTTAGCTGTGCAGATGGCTAAAGAGGGAGTCAAGAAAGAAGTAGCTCAGATTCTTAAGCGTAAAGGTATCACTGAAGGAACTAAGCAAGCAGCTAAACAGATTGAGCGTCAACAGATTGGTAAGGTACTTAAGTCACAAGCTTTCAAAGATGCGTCTAAGAAGGTTGCACGTAAGGAAGCGTTCTACACAGGGTTGTCTGATACTGTAGCTGGTGTGTCTATGGATGCTGTGTATCAGCAAGCTATGAAAGAAGTAGGTATACAGACAGAGTACAACATGATTCAAGGCTCTCTTGCTGCGGCTGGTGGTCTGTTTGGTACAGGGCTATCTATGGGGCTGTCCTCTCTTAGCCGTGCAGGTGATCCAGACACAGACATGCTAGGCGCTATGATGTTTGACACTGCCAACACACGTCTAGCTGATGCTCGTAAGCTTGCAGGAGACGTAGGACAGTCAGTCAAAGACCTAGACCTAGATGGATTTCAAAACTCTCTAGCTGACTTCACGAAAAACATTGAAGACTTTGCAGATAAAGTAGAGCGTGGTAGTTTGATCCGTTTGATTGGCGGTGATAAGACTGTACCTAAAGCTACACAAATCCGTAAGGCTTTCTACTTAGGTGATGAGGCTACAAAGACTGAAGGTCTAGCTCAAATCTTAGCTAAGCACGGTGTGCGTAACTGGACAAGACGTACTGAAGAGGATAACTTCTCTAACTGGCTAATGGACCTCGTTAAAGAGATGCCTACAGGCGTACAGAAAGAGATTGATCAGGCATTCCGTAAGACTCTAGGTAAAGCTGTACCTGAGTACCAAGGCAAGTCTTTCATTCAGGCGTTAGACATGGATGCACAGGTGTTCAGTAAAGCTGGTCAGGAACTAAACATTGTAGCTCAAGCAGCTAAGACACTGCAGTACATCCCCAAGGCTGAGCCTGATAAGATGCTTACTGAGCTAATGGATACAGAGCTTATGCCTGTGTCTCAGCGTGTACGTGAGGCTTTCTCTAACAAGACTAGCTACTTGCAGCGTAACCTTATCCGTATGCTTGTTACACACCCTGGTACTACTGCCCTCAACTTGATCGGTTGGAAGACTGCAAGTACACTACAGAGTTCAGCTGATGTACTACGTGGTACGCTGTATGGTGGTGGGGCATTACTTAACTCTCTTATGTTCAACAAAGAGGGTGCAGCTAAGTACGCTAACAAAGCTGGATTGATGTATAAACTACAAGCACAGAAGATGCGCAACCTGCTTGATCCACACATGACGTACGAAGCAGCGATGGACTTCTTTGCGTATAACCCTGAAGCACAGAAGAAGATGTTCAGCTACTTGTCTGGCGGTATCGAACTAGAAGCTCTAGCTAAAGAGGTTGGCTTCGAGGACTTCGGTAAGCTAGCTAAAGAAGCTGGCGTTGAAGGTGCTGATAACCTTATTGCTAACCGTAACATGTTTGACAAAGTTATGGATGGCTTACAGACTATCTACGGCGTTAAAGCACAAGACATGTTAACTAAGACGCAGGAGTTCATGTATGCTGTTGATAAGCGTATTCGTATTGAGTATGGGGTTACTTACTCTGAGTTCTTACAAGACCCTAACCTGTGGAAGAAGATGCAAGGTGATGAGTACTCACGGATCGTAAGTGAAGCAGCTGATGATGCACTACGTAGCGTATTCGCTAAGCCTTATGGTGGCACAAAAGGTACGCTACAGTTCGCAGCTAAAGTAGTTGAAGACCTACGTAAGTACCCTCTAGTTGGTGCGATGGTTCCGTTTGGTCAGTTCTTTAACAACACGCTAGGCCACATGATGGACTACTCAGGTATCAGTCTGGCGCACAAATACATAGCTGGTACTACTCGTGACCCTATGGAACTACTAACTAAGTCAGCTGTAGGTATCAGCTTTATCGGAGCATCAGCCGCATATGAAATGGAGAACTTAGAGGATGGCCTTGCTTGGTATCAAGAACGTAGCTCAGACGGTTCAATCCGCAATCGCTTATACGATTTTCCTTTTAGCTTCTACAAGGCTATTGGTCGTATGGCTGCTCATGTACATCGTGATGGTGAAGTTCCACGTGCGCTGGTAGAAGATGTTGTAACTACCTTTGGTCCACAACAGCTTACCCGTCAGCTAGGCGACAGTATCAAGATGTCTTACGATATGCTTATTGATCTTGCTACGTCTGATGACTTCGAGACTAAAGAAGTTCTGAAAGAGTTTGTCACTAAGTCTACAGCTATGTATATGTCAGGCTACACTCGTCCTATTGACCCAGTAAACCAAGTAGTAGCTATGACACGAGGCCAGAACTACGTATCCCCAGACCGTAAGCAAGGCAGTGAGTGGGTCAATAACTCTGTACGCTATGTAGATGAACTACTGGATGCTATGGACCTGTACACTAAGCCTGAGGCTAAGGAGCGTACACTTACATCTGAACCAGATCGTGTTCCTATTGGTCGTATCTTTGGTTACAGAGAGGAGACGGTACAGTCGCCTATTCAAGAAGCGTTTAACGAAGTAGGTTTACCTCAGTGGCGTACTAACATTCGTACTAACATACCTAAAGCTATGAATGATGTGAACCGTATGATCACTCCGATCTTGAACTACAACGTCTCTAAGTTCTTGGATACACCTAGATGGAAGTCTTCTTCAAGTAAAGAGAAGATGAAGCTACTTAATCAGGCTGTGCTTAACTCTAAGAAACAGGCGCTGGACATCTTGGAGAACTCCTTCAGTGTAGAAGACAATCGCTCTCTCTTGTTGTATCAACTAGGGCAAAGCTCTTTGATTGGAAAGAACGCTCTTAAGACTATGCTTAACGATATGGGGTTAGACCCTGACCCATCTAAGCTAGATACAGAGACTATTGAGTTCCTCATTGCTTATATCAAGCTAGAAAAGGAACAAGAGAAAGACTTCCAGAAAGCTATAGGAGTTAGGTAAAAAAAGAGGGGGGCTTAGTTGCCCCCCTTTCTAGTTCTACAGTGTTAGCAAGCTAACTACTTTATGCCGTGTTTGGTTGCACAACTTCGAGACCATAACACAGCTTCCTTTAGAGCCTTGATAGCGTAATCCTTCTCATCAGCATTGTGTAAGTTATCATCTAAGTAATGGATTAAGTCAGACGCTGCATCGTCTAATCCTTGGATGAACTGTACACGCTTATGTTCAATGAAACGCTTAGCTTCTTCTTCTATATTGAAAGCCATAACCACTCCGTTGTTGGGCATGTGTGTATATTCTATCAAAGTCAACACACACTGTCAACACTTATTTGTGTGTTTCTACCCAGCGCTGTCGCATTCGATTGAGATACCAGATAGCTTTGTCGATGTCCTCTAAGCCATTCTTGTATTCGCATCGCCACATGTACTTCAGTACGTTAGCTGCTTGTGGTGCAATAGCCCCCGACATATTTTCAGTCATAGCTTCGATAGCGTCAATGCATTCGATGCCAGCCTGATTGTAGTGCGCTGGTTTATTTACTGGATCGTTCACGTAGATACCTCGCTGCTTTCATTAATACATCTACATCCTCTTTTAGTTTACCTAAAGCTTGGTTGCAGTTTGTACATAGCCACCCCCTAAACTCATTAGTCTTATGATTGTGGTCTAGCACTAGCTTGACTGTGAAGTCTCCACAGCATTCACATTTAGAGTCTTCAGGTTTTGGGTATATCTTTTTCAAAGTATTTACTGTTGAACTGAAGTGATTCTTACAAGACTTACAAGTATGACTGTGGCTAGGAGAGCCATCACTTTTGTAGTAAGGTACGTGGAATAACTCTATGTCCTTCTCTTCTCCACATTTAGTACACACCCTAAGATCAGGGTCTAGGTTATTAATTACTGGCTCATTGAATAGATCAAGTTGCATCTTGTCTCCACTTTAACTCAAACAAGAGTTTCTGTTGCTCGTACTCTGACATTATACACCATTCTCGTATTTCGTCAAGAGTTCTTTTACACCCCACGCAAAAGCCATCATTGTCTATACGACAGACCTTCACGCAGGGTGATGGGACAGTACCCAGTTTCTTTGGCCTATTCCTACTCACACTGACGTAAGCCAGTAGCAGGATCGAAGTAACAAGCACCACCTTCATCTACGTAGTCTTTTGTTTCCTCTACCTGTGGCTCCTCTACAACGTCCTCAGATGTAGATGCATTGAGGATACCGTACCGCTTACCTGCTGCACGGAATGTGGTACAACCAGATGAACCACCATCATAGGCATCCATATACACCTGCTTGAACTCTTCCCACGTTACATCTTCACCTACGTTACACGTCTTAGAACAGGCTGAGTCAACAAAACGAGAGGCAACGTTCAGTACCTTGACGTGATCGAACACAGACAGTTCGTCTGCAGTCTTACCCTTCACCCCAAACACACGATAGCCGTAGTCTTCTACTCGTTCAACCTTTGGTCCGTCAAAGGTCTGGATAGTTCTATCGTAGTAATGTGAGAAGACTGGTTCAATCCCTGAGGATACGTTGTCGGCTGACAGACTGATAGTTCCTGTTGGAGCAACAGAAAGCAGATGGCTGTTACGAATACCGTGATTGCTAATAAGGTTACGGATATTGCTAGGTAAAGAC